TGCATAGGTATGAGGAGGGCAAACGTCGCGATATCGAAGCCCATGCCTATGCAAACAACACCATCTGCCTAGGCATGACAGGGGGAGGGGAGGGGTCAGACCGAGCAAGACGAGAGATATATATTCACGCTACTAGAAGAGAGATTAGCTCTAAACGCCCAGGCGCGCTCCTAACGCCACGCTCGAAGTTAGGAAGGGGATTGCCTTGCTTACTTCATCTTAGGCTCTTAGAAGGCCTTACAAGTGGGGAACGTATGTTCGTACCCATGCATATGTACACCAATGAGTAGCATATGCCTATGCATACGCACACTCATGAGTAGCACACACTCAAGACCCTAAGCATAGAGATAGGTCATGCATAGGTATGAGGAGGGCAAACGTCGCGATATCGAAGCCCATGCCTATGCAAACAACACCATCTGCCTAGGCATGACAGGGGGAGGGGAGGGGTCAGACCGAGCAAGACGAGAGATATATATTCATACCACCTCCTCACATTTTCCCAGCAAAAGGGATTTATCGTTCAGGGGCGGCTAGGCCGGTTTGTGCGCGGTGGACTTCATAAATTGCGTCTGCGATTGCCAGCAGGGCCAAGACTTGTGCGGCTTCGCGTTGGATCGGCCTGTCTGTCCCGGCGGGCGGGGTGCCTGTTTGTAGGGTTTTGATTGCCTTTTGATAGTTACTATTCGCGTTCATCCCTTCATTGTACATCATCGTAGAGGATTCCATTGAGTCTCGCAGAACAAATCCAGAAGCTTCCTGAGGGTCCGCAGCGCGATAAGGCAGAGGAACTCCTCCGCGAGATTTCAAGAACTGTTGCAGAGAATCCTCTTGAAGGGGTGAGGTTCGAGAAGAACGGTAAGAAGCATTGGAAGCAGATAAGGTTCCTTGAGAACCAATCCCCTCTCAAAGCTTTCTTCGGCGGGAACGGGGCTGCTAAATCTTTCAGTGGGTATCTCGATGATGTGATCCAGTTGGTGGATGAGGATGTTGTCCCTGAGCATTTGAAAGCCTTCAAGCATTGGCAGCCGCCGTTCTACCTTCGTATCGTCACTCCTAAGGTGACTCACATTGAGTCAGTCGCTCTGCACAATCTTCGTCAGTTGATCCCTAAATCCCAGCTTGCGGGCGGGTCTTTTGATAAAGCCTGGAAGGGTTCTGAACGAAAGCTCTTTCTGAGGAACGGTTCTTTTGTTCTTTTCAACACAGCTGATCAGGATCGGGACGCCCATGCTGGCGTTGAGCTACATAGGGTTCATTTTGATGAGGAACCGGAAGGCGAGCACGGGAAGGGGATTTACACCGAGAACGTAGCGAGATTGAGAAGGTATCTCCCCCACGCTCAGATCATGTTCACTATGACCCCACTCTTCGGGTTGTCCTGGTCTTATGATGAGGTTTGGGAAAGAAGGGAGGAGGATGGGGTGTTCTGCATTGTTGCTTCGATGCGAGACAACCCTTTCATTGATGCTGAGGCAACAATCAAACAGTTGGGCCATTTGAGTGATGCTGAGTTGAGGGCTGTTGTTGAGGGGGAGTTTGTTGCCTTCCACGGCATGGTCATCAACGTTGATGAGAAGCACATTGTTAGTCCGCTTAGTCCGTCAGAGATTCAGAAGATGGACATTCTTGAGGTGATTGACCCTGGTGTTGCTCGTGCTGCTGTCTCATGGCATGGGTTCGATGAACGTAATCGGATGTTCACCTTCGCGGAACTTTACCCCCAGGACGCCACTGTTTCCCAAATGGCGATTGATATTTTCAAGATCAGGAAGGCATGGGGGATTGAACCCATGTACACCGTCATCGACCCCTCGGCACGAAATCGTGTTCTGACGAATGGTGTGAACGTTGAGGGGGAGTTCGCTAAGAACGGGATCTACACCTCACCCGGCCAGAATGAGCGTATGGCCGGGGTTCTTCAGATGAGGGGCAGGTTGGAGCACGGGGGGTGGACAATCTCTTCTGATTGCCAGAACATTCTTATGGAGGCCCGCCGCTGGATTATTGCGGAGGATTCCGAGAACGGTAAAGGTGTGAAGTTCAAGACAAAAGGCCCCGACCACCTCATGGATACCTGTAGGTATGCATGCATGGAGAGGTTGTGGTTTGGATTGGGATCTGGCGGTCCTCCCCGTCCTAAGAAGATCTGGCAGCCGGGGGTAAGTCTTGAGGAACTTGACTGGACCCCTGAAATCAACCCGCCCCCTATGGGGTCTATGTCTTAGGCCACTTCACCGGCCCCGGAGGGGTTAGGTCCCCTAGGTTTTTAGCCAGATCGTAACTTGCCTTGAAGTGGATCTTCAGCGCCAACCCGATCAAATCCGTTGCAATGTTCGCTTTGATCTCATCCCATATTTCTTTCATCTCTCAATACTACTAGAACTGAAAGGTTCAATCAAGCCAAATGGCCCAGTACAAGATTGTTTATGAGGCGAATGTTCAGCCTCAGAAGTGCGTAATGCTCCCCACCCTGGGGAACACCCACCCGAAAGGGTACTTCGATAGCGGTATGAAACTACGCGGGGTAGACCCTCACGGGTATGTCTCAGTGCAGGCTGTAGAGGATATGGCCTCTCATCTGGGTTTCCTCTCACCCGCTGAGAACGAGCACATGTGCTCCCAACTTGCTGAAGCACATGAGCAGATTGACTCCCTCATTGCTGATCTTGAGGAAGCCAACGCTGAACTGGATGCCATCAACATCATCCGCTCTAAGGGCTGGAAGCCGCAGAAGAAGACAGGTCGTAAACCTAAGAAGCAGGAGCATGATCCGGAGTTGATCGCATGAAGATCTACAGAATCTTCGGTCGCCCCTGCTTCGCCCGCTTCGGCGGATACTTCTACTGGGTCGGTCGAGAAACCGCTGGTCCCTACTGCCCCGAGTACGAGCTACATACATTTTCGAGGAAACTTCGCCGCATCCCCACTAGGCGGTCAACATGATCCCCACACTTATCTTCGCCGCGATTGTATGCGGAGCATGTATCTACATGGCCCTGAGGAGCGCTGAGAGCGCATCTGAGGCGAATCTAGACCTTTCTCTAGGCGATGTAGTGCCTAGCCCTAAAATCGGCTGAGACAGCAGCAGCTTCTTCTTCGCTGTCAAAGACCCCAAGATAGAAGTGTTTGCGATTCAGGGTGACTTGGGCCTGCCACTTGCCCGATTTCCTGTGCCAATGCACCCCCCAGTGGTTGGACCTTGACCCCCGATTGGCACCCTTACGGTTCTGTTGGTTTTCCGAACAGGTCACGATCCGTAGGTTCTCCCTACGGTTATCCAGCTTATCGTGGTTGATGTGGTCGCCCTGTCTTTTGTCACCTTTCTCCAGGCCAAGGACTTCCCGGTGCATGCGAATCGTGCAGCATTTTCCGTCGGCCCAACCCCCTCGCACGACGTAGCCATCCTTCAAGCTCCACCGCCACCCCGCAAGGTATTTGTCTTCGTCACTTATGGTCGTATAGCCAACTAGACCATCTTTGTTGTACAGGGGAAGTTCCATACACAAACCATAGCACATCGAAAGGGCCATATGGTCTTCGCAGTCGGATTTTGTGCGGTCGTTACTCTCGCCGCCCTTTACGCAATTGTAAAAATCTATGAAGGTTCCGCCACGGCTAACCAAGAGCTGTATGCCAAACAGGTAGCGGAACGGGATTCCTGGGCCGCAGAACGCCTTAGAATGATGACCCACTTCCAGGCGCGTGAAGCAGAACTTCTCAACCGAATCAAGCCTGAAACCTCACAATATCCAGTTGTCACTCAGGAAGTCCCGGTCCCCCAGACCGATCTTGACAACGACGAATACTTTGCCGCCAACTTCCCCACTGCGAGCCAGATTATGAACGATGCAAATCAAAACGGTCTTCACGAGGAATCTGACTCATAGCTATCAAAGACGTACTGAAGCTAAAGGAAAAGAGCAAGACCGCCCCGATACCGGTTCCGGGGAACCTTGTTCTTGCTTTGGAGCGGGGTCGTAAGAACGCAAGGGTTGACTGGCCGCAACTAAGACTGTGCAAATATTTCTGGCAGGGAGAGCAGTACAAGTACATTGATTCCTCGGGGATGCTCCGCTCCCTCTCAACCACAGTGAACCTGAAGGGTGGGGGTAAGCCCAACCATCGTGTTCGGCAGAGGTTCAACTTCATTGACGGATTGGTCCAGGCCAAGGTTTCTTCCTCCACCCAGCGTATCCCTTCCTATGAGGTTGTTCCCTCAACCACAGATCCCAGTGATGCTGAGGCGGCGCAGCTGGCGGAGAAGATCCTCCTCTATGGGTATGACAAGTGGAACATCCGCCGGGCTACCACTGAACTTGTCACTAACGCTCTAGTTCAGCGTGAGGGTTTTGCCTACCCCTACTGGGATTCCAACGTCGGTCCCTACATGGAGGACATTGACGAGGAGACAGGTGAGGTAAAGACAATAGGCCAGGGTGAGGTAAAGGTCAAGGTTCTCTCAGCCGAACAGGTGTTCTGGGAGCCGGGCATGTCGTTCGATGAATCCCCGTGGGTTGCTATCGAGACAGCCATGTACATCGGTCATGTGTACGACCTTCCTGGTTATCTGGGCGGGAAACTCACCCCCAATGCCTCAGCTGAAGACAACCCCACCGACAGGGATAGGGATTCCGAACAGCTGGTGATGGTCACAGAGTACCTAGAGCGTCCCTCCATCAATGAGAAGAACGGGCGTCGGTTGTTCATCGCCGACAACAAGATCATCTGCAAGCCGGAGGATTTCCCGATCAAGGACCATGAGGGGGTTGTTGTTGACGAACCCGCCCTCATCCGTCTTTCCTACATCGTTGACCCCACCCAGGACCGTGACCGTGGGTTGGTGGACATGCTCATCGACCCGCAGAGAACAATCAACGATTGCATCTCCAAGCAGGTTGAGTGGAAGAACCGCTGCCTGAACCCTCAGATCCTTGCTCCTATCGGGTCCATCAACACCCCGATGACAGATGTTCCCGGCGCACTCGTGCAGTACCGGCCTACTGGCGGACAGCCGCCCTCATGGCAGCCCACCCCGAATATCCCCACCGAACTCTTCCAGATGGTGGAGAACGCCCTCACCTACATGAGGGTCATCGCAGCCGACATTGATGTCCAGGCTGATCCAAACCTCGCTGCCCGTACCGCCCAAGCGGCAATCGAACAGTCCAATGCTCGTTGGGCCGCGTTCCTCGGGAACGTCGCCATGGCCCATCAGCAGATCGCCCGCCGCAATCTTTGGTTGGTTCAGCGCCACTACACCGAACCTCGCAAGGTAGCGATCCAGGGCACCTTCGGCGCAGACCTCATCAAATCCTTCATGGGTGCCGACCTAAACGGTCAGGCTGATGTAAGGGTTTCTGCTGGTACCCTCGAAGTCCGCTCGCGAGATGCGGTACTTCAGGAGGCTTCCGCTCTCTATGATCGTCAGGTCATTGACGGCCCTCAACTTCTCGCCATCATCAATAGTGGTGTGAGTGATCGCATCAACCAGACCTACCAGCTGAACCTTGGTCGTGTGAATCGCATCATGCGGGCTATCAAGGAAGGCAACTTCATGGAAGCCTTCCCGCCGCAGACCCAACCTACTCCTGTCATCGACCCTGCTACCGGTGCTCCCGCTATTGGTATGGATGGTAAACCAGTTATGCAGGACGTTGAGGTTCCTGGTTGGATGCCTCGTCCCGGAGTGGATAAAATCGAGATCCACATGCAGGTCATGTCTGATTGGCAGATGACCACAGAGTGGGACATGCTCTCAGAAGAGAAGCGTGCCGCAGGACAGATGTACTTCCAGGCCCTACAGCAGATCGAAGCCGACGCTCAAGCTCAGATGATCCAAGCTCAGAATATGCAGGCTGAACAGCAGGGTTCGGCCAACGCCTCCCTTGAGCAGAAGGCTAAACCCCTGCCGGATAAGCCCAACATGGACGGACCCCCGGCAAATAAACAGCCTTAGTTCTGATACACTTTTCTCATGAAAGCTCCAACAAATACTTATGGTGGAGGAATCGACCAGTTTGCGGTCGTCAACCACGCCCCGGAAGATCGCAACTGGAAACCCGGTGATAGATGGTTTCCTGCCGAGATACATCCCACAGCCCGCCTAGAAGCTTTCTGTACGGTAGATGCCGGTAAGAACCGTCCTACCAAGGTTGGCGCTAGGTCTTGGTGCTTCAAGCATTCACATATCGGTCACTGTGCGTGGATTGATGAGGATGTTGAGATTGCTAGTGGTGCCGTCATCGGCGGCGGGTGTCACATCATGTCCGGCGCAAAGATAGGCCTCAACTCTGTGGTCCGTCCCAATATCATCGTAGGCGCTGGCGCGAGGGTGGGTGCAGGCTCCGTTGTGGTGAAGAATGTAGAACCCTACACTCTCGTTGCCGGTAATCCGGCCCACTTCCTGAGATATGAGACGGATTCAGACCGATGATGAATCGTAACATCGGACCTGAAGAGTCCGCCGACATTCTCGCAGATGTTGTCTCCAAGGTGAAGTACAAGCCGGGCTGGTGCTTCAGCCTCAACCAGACAGACCGTGGGCAGGGTTGTCAAGGACTCACCCTCCACATCGCGGCAGAGGTTCCCAACTCAATGGGTAACGGGACCGTGGGGATTCTTCACCTTATGCCTGTCCTCCCCGCAGCGTACAACCGTACAGCCTGGGAAGATTGGGTGTTTGAGCAGATCCAGATGGTTGAATACCATGAGGCTATGGAGTTCTTCCAGGTGGATGGTGTCGCCCCATACTTTTCAGACCATGGGCCGGGACGTAATCCCTATGCTCGGATGCGGATCAAGGACCCCTCCCAGCCTGCTGAAGAGGCCGAGCCGTACTATGGCCGCGAGGCAAGTGATCCCTTCTTCAATGAATAAACTTGTAGCCCTCCTCTCATATTTTGATGAAGACCCAGATTGGCTCTACAAAAGCGTTGAGAGCCTCTCTAAGCTCCCTGTGACCGATCTGGTAGTCCTAGACGGCCCTTACCTCCATTACCCGAGTAAGGACGACACAAGCCCTGAGAGCAACTACGAGGCGATAGAGCAAGCCTGTAAGGACATCAACCTCCCTCTCCACTATTACGCTGAGGGCAGGATGTCAGAAGTGGACAAGCGCTCCCGTATGTTTGAGATCGCGGAGGAGATGACCACAGAAGATGATTGGTACATGGTCCTCGACGCAGACGAACGAGTGGAACACATAGACGGAGAGTTCACCCTTCAGGGGGATGCTTGTTCGGTGTCCCTCTATGAGCCGGACACTCTGAAGACCTTCGATATCCGTATCTTCTTCCGTGCGATCAGGGGACTAAGGGTCCATCACAACCACCATACTTACGCCTCTCTTGAGGCAAACAAGGTTCTCTGGGGGATGAAGTCCGACAACGAGGAACCTGTCGCTGACTCGCGGGTGATCATGTCCCATCATACGAACCTACGTTCCCCTGGCCGTGAGAAGGCGGCTAAGGAATACTACGATTACAGGGACAGTAACGGTCTTGAGAAGTTCAAGTGCTACTTCTGCAAGGGTTGGTCTAAATCCAAGCGTATCGGCTACGGATGGAAGCTAAGCCCAGATGGGCAGGGTGCCACTTGTGGATGGTATGGCTGCTGCGATAAGTGTTTCCCCGCTGCTGTGAAGAAGTCTGAAGCCCAGTTTGAAGAAGTCACGGGCAACAGGGTTTCCTTGAACTTCGTCTAGCGCCCTTCGGGTGCCCACTCCTCCCAAGGGAGTTCCTTAACTATGGGTGCGTAGTTCGCATCCCAGTGCTCAAAGCACTTATCCCAAGGGCACTTACATTTGCGAAAGTTCTTCGCACCACATAATGAGCATTTGATTGCTTCTTTCTCGGGAGGGAAGGGACTTTCGGGGTCTTTGCTCATTACAAAATCTTACATGGTCAGTGACCATCCCGCAACCTCAAGTGAGGTTGTTTTCATCCGCTCCTAGAGAGCGACTACCCAAAGGAATCCAAGTGGAAACCGAAGATACACCCGGGGAAGTCCCCGAAACAAGCGAAACTCCTGCACCGTGGGGAGATGATTTCAACCCTGAAAGGGCCTGGAATACGATCTCTCATCTTCGTGGCGTGGAGAAAGAGCTTGAGCCGAAAGCCAAACAGCTTGATCGTTTGCTTTCAGGCGAAGACCCAGACACGATTCAGCAAGTCCTCGAAGCTTATGGCTATGAGGTTTCTGATACCGACGATGAAGAACCAGACGTTGTTTCCGACGATTGGGAAGATCCCACCGCTGCGGAACTAAAAGCAATCAAGAAGGATTTGGAAGAGCAGAAGGCGTGGCGCGAACAGCAGGAAGGCGCTGCCCAAGTTGCTGCTTTTGAATCCACTGTTGATGGACTCGCTAAAGCTGACGGAATGGTTTTGAAACCATACCACAAGCTAGCCATTGCCCAGGAAGTTTCTTCCAAGGGACGAGTCACCGATGAGGCTATTGAGAAGGCTTACGCCACCCTCAAGGCTGATATCGAAGCTGAGCGTAAGGCAACCATCGAAGGTTACACCACAAGCAAGAAGGCTCCGCGCCGTCCTGCCAGTGGCGAGAGTGCATCTGAGGTCCCTGATTTGGACTCTACCGACGATATCACCGACTACATCAAGTCTCGTATGACTGAAAGCCAGTGAGATTTTAGGAGGGTTTTCACTCTCTAATGAAAGGGGTGGCTGAATGGCCGCTCAAACATCTACCACTCTGGCAGACGTGACCAAGGAAGTCTTCACGGCTGACAGACTGGAAAAGCAGTAAGTCAAAAGGCTGCTTTCAAATCTGACTATATTGCTGGAACATCCGTGTATCCGTTGCTACTCGTCCTACAGGGCAGTGAAAATGTATACGGTGCGGAAAATCAGCAGGGAAGACTTGCAGATGTGGTAATCTGTAAGAACCCTCAGAGGCCATACGTCAGACAGGTGAAGTTTCGTGACAAACTCTCAAATGGCATTTCGTGCCGAAACCTACGAAGGTCGCGTTTGCGGCAACTGTAGTGGCACAGAACGATATGCTAAAAGTAACCATTGTGTTGCGTGCTCCCGCCGAAACGGCAGGAGCAATTACAACAAGCGCAACAAGTTTGATGGTAAGGAGTTTGTTTACCTTTGTTATAACGTAGCTAGCGAATTGATCTATGTAGGTAGGACTAGTAACCCTATCAACCGCATTTGCACCCACCGAACGGAAACGTCTTGGTGGGGCGAAGTGAGCAAGATGCGCTGGGTACAGAAGGAGGATCTTGAGCGAAGGCTCATTATCGACCTCCAACCCAAGTATAACAAGCACGGAAGATCCTGAAGATATGGTCCGATCTATGCGGCGACGTATAGAGCTAGACGGAACAGAAACGATCTAGCCTCCCTCCCAGGGAGTAACAATATGTTTTCGATGGAACCAATTGGTATGACAAGGTTGTCCGTACCGATAAGTGGACACAAGGCAAAAAGGCTGTTGTGCCGCTGCATAAGGGCCGTGGTAGCTCGCCGTCATCGTTCCCTTCGGGCACGGTTACAGCACTAAATGCTGCCAACTACCAGCGTGTTGACCGGGCAGAGTACACGGTCTCCGGCCACGCTGATCAGGTCGAGATCGAACTCGGCGCATACAACGAAGCCGCTGGTGGCGACACCGCTGCGATTGATGAAATGGTCCTTGAGATTCAGGGCAAGGTTTCTGACCTCAAGCATGACATCGAACGTCAGTTCTACAGCAACGGTGACGCACTGATTGCTCAGTGCACCACCACCTCCGGCTCAGCAACGATCAACCTCCTCAATACCGGTTACGGTTACGATGCGCTTCTGCGTGAGTGGCTCGTCCCCGGTGAGGTCATTGATATCGGCACCACGGCCTCTGAGGCCGCTGTTGTCGCTGACGCAGTAATCACGGATGTGTCTGTTGACGCAACCACACCGACCATCACCATCAACTCGGCGGTTACCACCTCCTCGTCGCATTACGTGTCTATCGCTAATGCCCGCGCTGGTACGACCTCCTACGAGTCCCCTGGCCTCCGTAATATCACGGCGACCACTGGTGCTCTTGGTGGCCTGAACCCGGCAACCGCCGGTGAGGGTTTCTGGAAGGGTGGACCCGGTCAGACTGAGACCACCCTCTCACTCCCTGGTCTTCTCACGATGGTTCGTGGGATCAAACAGAAGAATGGTCCGAAGCGTCTGATGCTGATTACGTCCCTGAAGCAGGAGCAGGCTTTCTACGAGCTTCTCCAGAATCAGGTTCGCTTCACCACAGACAAGGTTGAAGCAGGCAACGTCGAGAAGGCTGTCTTCGGCGGCGCTGAGATCTGGGCTGATCCTAACTGCCCGGACCGTGAAGCATATGTCATCGACCCGAACGTCCTGGCGATTGTCACGGGCGCGAAGATCAAGGCACCTCGTTGGGCGTCTGAGATTGGCGGCGACGCAAGTACCGCTGGTCTTATTTGGCGTCAGGGTTACAACTCGTTTGTTGACGGGTTGTTCTTCCCCTGCTCGCTGGCTACGCGTAAGCGTAACGCTGGTACGCAGAACATCTCACTGACGACCTAGTTGCACAGCAAGTGTCCCCCGCTTCGGCGGGGGGCAACTGCTTTCTCCGCCACGGAATTGTGGCCCAATTAAAAGGAGCCTTAGATGGCACTTACAGTAGCCAGAGTAACCGGCAACAACCCTGATTATGTTGATGGCAATAAGCGCATCAAATACCGGGATGTTACCTTCGACAACTCCTACACCACGGGTGGAGTGTCTCTCACCCCAGCGATGGTGAACCTGAAGACAATTAGCTTTGTCGCCCCGGGCGCACCTGCTAAGAACGCTGCCGGTACGCTCGCGTACTTTACGCAGTACGACTACACGAACCAGAAGCTTTTGGCCTACACGGCTGCTGCTTCACCGTCCTCAGCTGTTGCTATGGCAGAGGCCAACTCCACGAAGGATCTCTCGACCTTCACTGTCCGTCTCCGTTTTGAGGGGAACTAAACATTTCCCTCGTTCTCCCCGATAGTGCAATCCGCTCTCTTCTCCACGAGGAGTTGCGGGCGCAGGTCAGTGACGAGGCGAACCTGCTTCGTCATTGGACATCGAAGCTCAGAGATCTGGATGAACGTCTCTCCCTCATAGTCGCCGCCCCACAGGCCACCCATCACTCTCTAACCCCTGGTTTTTACCATGTTGTTCGTGAGACCGACGAGGTTGGGTCTGTTGTTGTCCTCACCCTCGCAGGCCCAGACGGTTCCTTCAGGGACCCTGGGGAGTGGATGATCGAAAGGTTGAGAAGCGTCAACCAGTGGGAGAAGCGTGTTCGTGATGAACAGCACGAAGCTAAGAAGCGTGCTCGTATCGCGGAAGAGAAGGCGAAGCAGGAATTCCATGAGGAGGCCGTGGATGAGATCTCCGGTCGTCTAAAGGCACTTAGAAATCCTGGTGTCAATTTTGGTACATCGAACTGGTCGCCCAAAGTTGGGGCCAAGAAAGTGAAGGACTAATGTCAAAGATTCAAGAACCGCAGGCAGATGCCATTGCGTCCAAGGTCATCAATGATGTTGTTGGGCAGACCCTCAAGTTCAGCGGTGCTCCGCTAGGGTCAGGCGAGCGGGACTTCCGCGAGAAGGTTCAGAAGGCTATCAGCAAGGCTGTCCAGTCTTATGATTTCCCTGATCCCGCCTCTGAGGCCGGGCTTCCGAACCTCACCCCGGCAACCAATGATGTGAAGGTTGCGGATGCCAAGGCTCCTGCTACCTACCCGGTTGCGGATGACCGCACCCCGGCAGATAAGAAGTCTAAGAAGTCTTAGTGAACCTCTCTGAGGCGATCATTGAACTGAAGGCCAGAGGCGCATCGTACCTGAGTAACCCTCGTTGTACGATCATGCTCAATGATGCCAAGAATGATTTCGAAGATCTGTTCCCGTGGCCGTGGCTTGAAGCCACGACTTCGGGGGCGGGTCCTCTCGAAATATCAGACCTAAAGCAGGTCTTGTATGTGGTGGATTCCGACAGGGATAACGTCCTTGAAGGAACAACCTCCAACAACATCATCATGCAGGAACCCTGGAACGACATTGTCTCGTCTTCTTCGGGTAACGATGTTCCCTACTGCTGGTACATCGACGGGGAGACAACCCTGTCTGTCTACCCCGCATCCGAAAACAACATCTACGTGCGGTACATCCGCTACTCCCCTGAGCTATCGGGAACGGATACCCCTCTCATCCCCGCAAGGTATCACAACCTGTGGATTGACTTCGCGATGGTCCGTGTCTATCGAGATTCTGATGACCTGAACCGCGCCAACGATCTTCTCACTGTCTGCAATCAGCGCCTTGTGGCGATCTACAACGATTATGGGGCGAGGAACTTGCAGAATCCAACCACACAGCAAGTGTATACCGGCGGTGACTGGTAATGGGCTTTCGCATCCCCCCTTCACAAGGGAACAACCCAAACCCTGTTGACCCCGACGACGTTGTTTCAGAAGACGCCCTTGAGGCCGCGCTTGACCTCAAGCAAAACATCTACGTGGAAGGGGAAGGAGCACCCGATGATCCGAATACGGACTTGTACCGGGATACCACTAGCCCTGAAGGGTTCTATCTCCCCACCATCACCCATACCCGCGTTGCCTTTGGCACGGACATTGACCGTCTTGAAGGCGGGGTGACTGGCACGTCTCGGCCTGTGCTGGTTGTCACGGACGCTGATTGGGTTCTGGACTCCGCCTACCGCAATGGGTTGATCTCAATGGAGGGGTTGACCCAAGATCGTAACGTCGTCATTGATACCGCCGTCAACGCCGGGTTCCTCCCTGGCGAGTATGTGGACATCCTAAATGATAGTGATTACACGGTTTATATTCAAAAGGCAACGGGCGTTACTGCTTCTCTTCTTCCTCGTGCGCTTGCGCCGGGACAGGAGGCGCGGCTGGTAACAAAGCTTACCGATAAGTGGTTTGTTGGTGGCGGTAGGCTTTCCACCGCTGTCTTGGCTCCTGTCCTTGTCACCGCTCCGGTGCTATCAGGGACCTTCCGTACCGGTCAGGTTGTAGACGCGGACAACGGCGTCTGGAACATTACGGTATCGAGCTTCCGTTACCAGTGGCAGGCCGACACGGCAGGCAACGGAACCTTCGTTGACATCGGCGGAGCCACGTCTAAGACCTATACCCTCACCGCTTCTGAGGTTGGCGATCAGGTGCGGCGTCAGACTTGGGCTACTGCAAACGGACTAGAGTCCGCTGTAGCCAACTCTAACGCGACTACCTCCCTTGCTGTCGCTGGGGCAGCCCCCGTTGGCTCGGGGTCCTTGGTGATCATCCCCTCCACGGTTATTGCCGGTGACACCCTCTCAATCGGTACCTCCCCTTCGTGGACGAACAGCCCTACCTCTTACCAGTACCAGTGGCAGGAGGAGTTGGCGTCGGTATGGACAAACATCTCCGGGGCGACTAGCTCGACGTATGTTATTCAGGCCGGGGACACGGACCCGATCCGTTTGAGGATGTGGGCGACTAATGGGTTCGCTCAGTCGGCCTCTCCCGTTACTTCAACGAACTCAATAACCCCCGCATCGGCCACCACAACAATGGCTGAGGTGCTTGAGTACGACATGACGGGTTCGTCTGAGGCTACACCGAACGTCAATACTGGTTGGAGCTTCCGCAACGATCCGGATTCTGTTAGCTGGACCTCGGGTCGAAATGTTTGGAATCCCTGGTTCCATCTTGTGCCCGCCGTTGGCGGCGGTACGTCTTGCCGGGTTCAGGTTGCGCACATCCAGTTGTGGGCTTTGCTCACCAACGGCAACTGGGTGCAGATGCTCTACAACCAGAACATCACAGCGAGCATGGGTGCTCTCTACAACTCCTTCACTTACGCAGATAATGGTC